TCCACATGCGTATCATACGCATGTGGAGATCATCAATTTTATCAGAAGTAACAATTTGTTGCTCGAGTCCTATAGGGACTTTCTTTAGGTATTTATTACAACTCTTTTAAGATAACCATGTCTTATTTCGGTTTAATACCCGATTTAAGTTACTTATCTTTCTAGAGCACAATTTTTAAATTCCTCTTTTAAGTCCATTATAGTCACGTGGTGATCCCACCTCTGAACTAACTATAGTACTCTTGTAATGTATTGCAAAACACTTTTGACAATTTTGTGATCTGACCCAGTATTTTTTCTATTTATCGTTTAGTGCTTACCAGCACTTTATGTCGCGATATCTTAGTCCTTAAAGTTAGACAACTTTTTAGGTATAAAATTAATATTAGAAACTTCTAAGCTTTGATGTTTTCTTGTATTTGTCCAATTTTATATAGCAGCTGGACCGCTGCTTTTCCTTTCTCTTTTCGGAGAGATAAAACCCCCCTAAATGCTTTTACTCATTCAATTTGGAGCATATATATGCCAAATAGATGTAAATTCGTAATCAACGATACCCCAAAAGACCACATTCAATAAAGTGATGTGGCATTGAGTTCCGGTGTTGGCTTTCCAAAATAATTGACTCGGAAAATTATTGAATAGCCTTAAAATGTATTCTTACGAGAATACGGGAGGGGGGAGTAATTTCCCTCGTTCCATGGCACACATTGCCAAAAATGAAGACCCACAGCTCCATGCTGTCGGCAGCGCTTCGTCAATTAGCGTTAATGACATTTCTGTTGTACATTCGACCTCGTCGTCTCAATGCAACACAGTTCCCGTTCTGATTCAGAATAACGTGGAGGCTCACTCAGCCAAACAGGTTTCCGATAATACGGCCTCTGGCCCTTTTTCACCTCAATCCGAAATTCCCTCTAAGCAAGATAATCGTTCAAAATATCTTAAGAACAAATCTTCCGCTAAGAAGGAAACTCAAAAATCTTTATACCGTTCTAATAACAAAAAGAACAAACCGAATAAAAAAGATAAGAACCAAACTACAAGTTCTACTAACTATGTTCATCAGTCACTTCTTGAAACACTATATCCTTCTGGTGTTCTTGATCAAGCTAAAACTATGCTGATCAACAACAAGATTGACCATAATATTTCAGATGTTTTTAACATGCTGGAAAATCTGGGATTGTTGTCCTTTCTCCTTCCCAAATGCAACACTAACACTGAAGTTGCAGCTCAGTTGGCTCTTGGTCTTAAAACTATGATCAAAGGTTCATTGATTGAATCCGCTATTACTCAAGCACCCACTATTGCTTGGTGCAAAGAAAAATTTGGTTTTAATATCTTTGAACCCCAATCGGGTGATACAAAATCACAGTCGTGGCTTTCACAATTGCCAAAGCTCAAGGAGAATTGGGAATTTATTCGTAACGCACCATTTTTCGAAAAAATTTCTAATCTTATTTCTCTTGCAGCTTCAATTGGCTTATGTAATGTCACCAATTTATCCTGGAGTATCAAAGGTGTAGAACTCTTTCGTGCAGGCAGTGTGCGCAAACATGCTACTGCGATTGATTTTTTCGGAGCTATGTTGGATACTGTTATCACCTTCATCGAAGGTGGTTTCGAGTGTTTCCGACAAGGTTCTTTTAAACCATTATTCTTTTCCAGTGATGAAAGCCGTCGCTTTGATGATATGTATTTTACATTAATTGAATTGCATGAACACGCTATGGTTTTCAATTTGAGTTGCAAACCTGTTACATACCATGGTGAACGACGCATCATCAACGATCTGGAATATGGAGCTTTTCTAGATGAGGCTATAGAAATGGCAGAATCTGCTTTTGTATCTTCTAAAGGTACTTGGCAGCAATCTGTTATTGAAAAGCGCTTATGCACACTACGACAAAATCGTGCAGCTTATGCTGCCAAACGTATAGATGGCTCACTTCGCTATGCACCTGCTACCTTTTATATCTATGGTGGAACTGGTGTAGGCAAATCTACGCTAGCTCAACTTATGATGTCCGATTGTTTGTTTGTCGCTGGAGCCGATCCTGATCCTAAAAATACTGCCATCATTAAAGAATCTGACAAATTTGATTCTACGCTCAAAGGTGATACACAGGGCATTTATTTTGACGATATGGGCAATACTAAAGTTGAATTTCTTGATAAATCTCCGACTGAACGTTTGATTGATATTAATAACAATATGATTACGTATGCCAATAAGGCCGATCTTCATGAGAAAGGAAAGATTGAAGTTCGCCCCTGTGTTTTTATTATTACTAGTAACGCACCTCTGGCAGATCACGCTAGAAGAGGATCTATTTGTCCTGGTTCCGTTGTTCGCCGTGGGGATATACATTTCTTTGTGAAAGTTAAACCTCAATTTGCGTTTCCCGATGGTCGTTTAGATTCTAAAAAAGCTTCTAACGCGTTCCCCGGTGAATCATTTGAAGTTGACGTTTGGGACATTGAAGTTTCCAAACCTGATATGAATAATAAAACAACATTGACTAGTCCATATAATGGTGGAACCACACCTACTGTATCGACTGTACATGAGGCCTTACGCATCGCCACTTCTTTTACTAAAGATCATTTTGATTATCAACGCAAATTGATTGCTAAGGGACATGCATTAGTTTCTTCGCGCCGGTATTGTGGTGAATGTCGATTGGCTCATACATTATGCAAATGTTCGCCATCTATTCCTCAAACAACACCTTTAGAAACCGTTGTGGAAGACGTTTCTGAGGATGAGGACTCCTTAGTCTATTCTGATGATACGTCGTCACACTGTTCTAGTTTGGATGGAGTAATTTCCGATGCTGATTGGGATGAATACGAACGTAGTAGTGTGTATACTAAATCAGATTACGAAAATCAAGCTTTTGGTGATATTACTTTTGATTCTGTTCGAGAGCAATTTGCACAAATAACTAATTTTTCCAACAATGTGACTGTTCGTATTCCTCAGAGTGTTATTGATAGCTCTTGGGTTCAACACGGATATATGTTGTATCACGGCAAAGAATTTCTTGAATTAGAAAAGCAGTCACGAACTAATATGATTGCGATTTTTATTGTTTCTTGTTTGTCGGGTATTCTTATGGATTGTTTCACTTGTAGTCTCGTTTTAACTATGATGTTGTTGTGTTCACTAGCACATTATAGTGTGATTGCCAGGTGGAAAAATGAAATGTGCGCCCAGTTAGCAGAACGTAGAGATATTACTGATGATTTATTTGCTTCTCTTCGTAAGAGTAAAGCAGTTCAATTGTGTGGTATATGTATAGTTGGGAAGATATTGTATTCTACCGTCGTTTCACTTAAAGCTGTTCACGAACAACAAACTGCTTTAGCACCTTCGACTTGTGCTGAAATCGAGCAACGAGATACTGAAACCAATCCTTGGTGTCAAGCAGTTGTAAATGAATTGCATGTCACAGATAAGAATGGCACTATGACTCTTTCTCAATTGTTGAAACGCGTCAAATCTAATCTTTTCCATGGCAAATTTGTAGAAAATGACTTTCAGCAATCTTGTGATTTATTAGCAATTGGAGGTACGCTATATTTGATGCCTTTACACGTGTTTGAAAATCGTAAGGACATGAAGTGTCTAATCACTAAGAATGATCCATCACAACTGAATTCTACCTTTAAGGGTTTTGTTAGCATTAGTGCTATGACTCCCATTCCAGGCAAAGATTTATGTGTTGTTTCTATTCCATCTGGTGGTATTCATGCTGATATAACCCATTTGTTTCCTGAAAAATGTTCCGTAACTGGTTCAGCACATCTACTTTATCGTGAAGCTTCAGGCAACATGAAAGATGAGGTGTTACGTGCTAACTACGTTTTAAATTCAGAAGCCGGTGGAGAAGGATATCAATATAGTTCATCGTATAATACTTTTACGGGTATGTGCATGGCAACTTTGGTTGGTGCATTTGCTAAACCTACTATTATTGGTTTTCATTTGCGGGGTATTACTGGTACTCCTAGTGGCAAGGCATTACATGTCACGCAAGCTGAAATAGCACTTGCAGTTAAAGCTAGTCATGCTTGGGTTGGATCTTTTCCATCACATGTAAATGGGGATTTTCCAGTTTCACGGTATGATAAACAAGTGATTGTATCACAGGATATTCACCCAAAATCTCCTATCAATTTCTTAAATCCCGGAAGTAATGTGGAATTTCTGGGACAGACTGGTCAGCGTGCTACTTACACCAAAAGTCAGGTAATTGAGACACCAATCTCAGAACATGTTGAAGCCGTAACTGGTGTTGCTAATATACATGGACCCCCAGCTTTTCATCGCACCGGTATGTGGCAAGAATCGCTTTCTTATTCTGCTAATCCTGGTGCAGGTGTGGAACCCACCCTTATTGATCGTGCAGTAGTAGATTATTCTAATGGCTTAATAGAAGTTTTGCAAAAAGAAGAATTTGTTACCATGGTAAAGGAGGATATGCACCCATTATCAGAGATGGAGACATTGTGTGGCCAAGATGGCAAAAGATTTGTCGATGCAATGCCTCGTGGAACTTCGAAGGGATTTCCTTTGTCTGGTCCAAAGAGAGATGCTATCACACTTCTCGAACCCGATGATTATCCTGAGTTTGCCTGTCCTGCAGTAGTAGACCAACAGATTATGGATGAACGCGATGCCATGAAAGCTTTGTTACTTAAAGGTGTCCGTTGTTATTCCATTTTCAAAGCTTGTGTTAAGGATGAGCCAACCAAACTTGGAAAGACAAAAGTTCGTGTTTTTCAGGCTGCGGATTTCGCAACACAATTGTTGATTAGACAATATTTTCTTCCCATTGCTCGCATTTTCTCAATATTCCCATTAGTATCAGAATGTGCTGTTGGTGTTAATGCACAGGGTCCAGAATGGGATCAATTAGCTTGCTTTATGCGCAAATTTGGTTCTAATCGTATTTTGGCAGGAGATTATAGTAAATATGATTTACGTATGCCCGCTTCACTTATAATTGCCGCTTTTAAATGCATGATCAATGTTGCAGAAGAATGCGGAGATTATACTGAAGATGATATTACTATTATGAAAGGTATTGCTTCGGAAGTTGCATTTTCATGTGTGGCTTATAACGGGGATATTATTATTCATCGCGGTTCTAATCCTTCTGGTCAAAATTTGACAGTATATGTGAATTGCATTGTTAATTCTTTGCTTTTACGTTGTGCGTATTACAAAATGTATCCTGTTGAAAAGGGAAATCCTGAACCATTTCGTGTCAATTGCGCAGTTGTGACATATGGTGATGATTTCAAAGGTTCGGTTCGACCTGGTCACGATTGGTTTAATCATATTTCTTATGCTGAGTTTCTTGCTGAGCGTGATATGGTTTTGACAATGCCTGATAAAGAATCAACTCCCACTCCTTACATGGAAGATCTTGATGCAGATTTTCTAAAACGACATAACAAGTGGAATCCGGACACAGGTCTGGATCATGGCGTTTTATGTGAGGAATCAATTTTCAAATCACTACATTCTGTTTTAGAATCAAAAGCAGTATCATCTGCTGATCAAAGTGCTATGAATATTGATGGTGCATTGCGTGAATGGTGGCAA